GTATCGGAAGCGACATCGTTTACTACACTGCTTAATCAGTAATTGAATAACCTATAGAGGGCAGGTGAGCGATTGCTTGTCTGCCCTTTTTTAATACTTATAACTATGGCATGTGATTTGACATTGGGGCGTTTAGAGCCTTGTAAAGATTCAGTAGGTGGCTTAAAGGCGATCTACTTAGCGAACTTCGAGGAGTTTGCATTCAGCGACATCACATTTGAATTAACAGGAGAGATATCTGCAATTGCAACTTCCCCTGACGTATTCAAATATGAATTACGTGGTACTAACGACTTCAACGAAACGATTACTACGTCTCGTGAAAACGGCACAACCTTCTACGAGCAGGTATTGACTTTGTCTCTTAAGAAATTATCTCCTAAATCACACAAGGAGATCAAGTTGCTAGTGGCAGGACGTCCAAAAGTATTTGTTGAGGATAACAACGGGAACATCTTCCTTGCAGGTGCTGAGTTCGGTATGGACGTTACAGGAGGTAACATTACACGTGGAGCCGCTATGGGTGACGCTAGTGGATACTCCTTGACTCTTACAGGCATGGAAACCCGTCCTGCTGAGTTCTTAGATGACACATTGGTGAATGTTGGTGTGGTAGTATCCACTTCAAGCATTGACGATATCTAGAGAATCCCTGTTTCTCTGTCTGCGTAGGGGGGTCTATAATGGGCCTCCCTTTTTTTTGCTTTTATTTTTGGTAATTAAAAAATAAGTATTACTTTAGTGAAAGAATTAAAACAAGCAATACAATGAAAGCAACTTTTTACTATTCGGATTTTCGTAGACATGTTATCGAGCATGTAAGTTTTGAACTAGAGCACCAAGGCAGCCTAGATGAGGATATCGTTTATGACTTGGTAAACCAAGTAATTGAGAACGAGTGTATATATTACGCCGATTGTTGGGCCATCGCCTTAGATTTAGCCCCACATGATTGGAGTGACTTGGTTGACGAGTTTGGCCCACTGAACAACATTACATCGCTAGCCTACGCTGTACTCTACAACAAGGTGCAGGAAGATGAGCACCTAACGCCTGAGGCCATTATAGAGGCCGCTAAGGTTATGGTAAAAGCACGCAACGCTAAAAGCGCACCCCGTGACGGGCAGCCGCAGTTATTTAATTTTGATACTAACGCCTAAAAACAAGCAATATGAAACTAGGTACAGAAACAGGTTCGTTAATGAACCATTTGCAGAGCAACAACCCAACCCCTCCCGTAGTGGGTAAGGGTGCCACAGAATTGATGTGGACTGATCGACACGCATACTTTGTGAACGAGGTGTCCGAGGATGGCAAGATGTGCGTTATTGAAAAGGCTAGAGCCATACGCACGGACGATAGGGGCATGTCTGAAGCGCAGGACTACAGATACGAGCGCACAGGCCACACCACAGAACTGCGTTTTAAATGGGGAAAGTGGAGATCACAGGGCAAAGACGCATGGAACAAAAACAAGTGGTACCCTATGAATATCGTTTTTGGGTACATGGACGAATACTATGATTTTAGTTTTTAAAAATTATTTGTATATTGAACCTACTTAAGAGTAGCTTAGGTTTATTGGTTTTTAAAACGGGGGTAGCGAGAGTTACCCCTTTTTTTATGACATATGAAAGGCTCTGCGTTATATTGGTATGATCACTTTAAAAGCAAACAGCACAGATCAAAGTTTTAAGTGCTTTCCTAGATACAAGGAAGGCGCAGGAACCTATAGTGTGAAGGTTGTAGACCAACAGACAGGCACGTCTGTGACAATTACAAGTCTTACAGCCACGGAAAGCAACAGAGCGCTAACACTAGACTTCACGTTTTCCGCTACCGACCAAAGATGGTACACTATTCACGTCTATAAGGAAATAAGCGCCGTAAATTATGAGGTGTTCAGGGGGGTAGCCTTTAGCTATGACCAAGACCAAAACCCTGAGATATTCTCGATTTATTATGAATACAACACGCTTCCAAGCGCTAATGATAACACGTATTTGACATTATGAGGTTCTTACAACTCAATAGCTACACAAGCCCTAAGATCGTAGAGAATAAACAAGAGGATTGGGTAGAGTACGGCGCTGACAATAACTACTATCAATACTTGATAGACTTGTATCATGGCAGTCCTACCAATAATGCGGCTGTCAAGGGCATTGCTGACCTAATCTTTGGAGAGGGTCTAGAGGCTGTAAAAGCAGACCGAAACCTGCAAGGATACCTCGAGACTAAAAAGCTATTTAGAGACGACTGCCTACGCAAGATATCCTTAGACCTTAAGATGCTAGGTCAGGCTTCGTTCCAATTGATAAAGTCTAAGAATCGCAAGAAGTACGCGATGGTCAAACATTGGCCTATTCAAACGCTACGTCCTGAGAAAGCCAATAAGGAGGGCGAAGTTGAGGCGTATTGGTACAGCCCTGATTGGACGCGTTACAAGGAAAAAGGTTTTGAGCCTGTCCGCGTTGCTGCCTTTGGGTACGATGACAACGCTACGGAAAGCATCTACTGCATGAAGCCCTATTCCACAGGTAACCACTACTTCAGCCCTGTAGATTACCAAGGAGGGCTTCAATATGCAGAACTAGAACAAGAGGTAGCTAACTACCATTTGAACAATATAAAGAACGGGTTAGCGCCTAGCATGTTGATTAACTTCCATAACGGCATCCCACCTGAGGAAGAACAGGACGAGATCGAGCGTGACATCACTCGCAAGTTTACAGGAAGCAGTAACTCAGGTCGATTTATTCTAGCCTTCAATGACAGCCGAGACAGCAGCGCCTCTTTAGAGCCTGTTCAATTGAGTGAAGCGTCAAGCCAATACGAGTTCCTAAGCGCAGAGTGCATGAGAAAGGTCATGGTAGCTCATAGAATCACTTCTCCTATGCTTTTAGGTATCAAAGACCAAACAGGACTAGGGAATAACGCTGACGAGCTTAGAACGGCTTCTACGCTGTTTGACAATATCGTTATTAGACCTTTCCAACGCATCATATTAGATGCAGTTGATGATGTACTTGCTTACAACGGGGTGTCAATTGACCTTTACTTCAAAACACTACAGCCTTTAGAGTTTACTGATCTAAATAATAATGCCGTAGACCAAGAGACACGCGAAAAAGAGACGGGCGTTACATTGAGCAGCCAAGACCTGCACGATGACGATGCTCACGCGTGGCTAGATTACCTAGCAGATAAGGGAGAGGTCATAGATGAGAACGAATGGCAACTCATGGAAGAAGTGCCTGTGACCGATTATGACGAGGACGATAAGCGCTATAACTTCTATAAGCAATATGCAGAGCCACAGGATAAGAGTTCACAAGATAGAGGGCTTTTTAAGGTGCGCTACGCGTATGCTCCAAAGAGAGACAGCAGCAACTCACGTGAATTTTGCTCTAGAATGGTCAATGCGGCTAGATCAGGGGTGGTTTATCGTAAAGAGGACATCTTACAAATGGGGGACCAAGGCGTAAACGGCCAATTTGCTCCAAAGGGACGCTCTACGTACAGCATATGGCTATGGAAAGGCGGCGCATATTGCCATCACTATTGGACGCGCAAAGTGTATTTCCGTAAAAGAGGCGATGGTGGCCAATTCTTACCTAAGAGTGAAACGGCAGGTCTTGAGAACGAGCGCCCATCAAGCGTAAGTGAGGCAGTATCTAAGGGAGCACCACTGCCAAAGAACCCTACACAAGTGGCAACTAAGCCTATTGATACACCAAGTAAAGGAAAACTAAATTAAGATGGCACAAGTACTCCTAGTAACACGGGCAGACATATTGAAACTCACTCCAATAAACGGGAATGTTGATACCGACAAGATAACCCCGTTTATCAAGAGCGCACAGGATATCCATATACAGGACATCTTGGGCACTGACCTATACAACAGGATTCTAGATGGCATAGAGAATAGCAACTTGCCTGCTGATTACAACGCTCTGCTTGTAAACTACATTCAGCCTGTGCTGTGTCATTTAGCGGCTGCAGACTTTTACATGTTTCACGGGTACGAAATTGCCAACGGCGGCATCTATAGACACCAAAGCGAGAACAGCACGACACCAAGCAAGAACGAAATAGATATGCTAGTGCAGCGTCAAAGAGACATTGGCGATCACTACAGACGTAGGCTACTAGACCACCTCACTTTTGAGGCACCTAGCAAGTATCCTGAGTACTACACCAACAATAACGAGGATATGCAGCCAAACACAAGAACACGATACACAAGCGGATGGGTTCTGTAAAGACATATAAACCGAAAGAGAAAAACATCAAGAAGCTATTAACCTTCTTGAAAAAACAGGCTAAGAATGGCAAGTGACGAAAAAGGCTATGGCGCAATTTACGGGTCCACATGGTGGGGATCAGGAGACGCCTTCACAAATACGATAGGATGGGGCTCAGCCTTGTTCTACATACTAGACCCTGCTGAACTACGCAACAGGGTAGAGGCCGATGGCGGCATAGTAGAGGCGTTCGAGTGCGTCAGTAAGTCCTTAAGACGCTTCCCACAGGCTGACCTAGGGAGACAATTATTCGATCTATACGATACAAGGGTTGAAGCAGCGAGCGGAGACACCGAAGCAAGAACCTGTACTATTAACGAATTGAACGAGATATTATGAGTTTATATAAGGATGCATCATTAGCAATGATACCCTCTGCTTACAAGGATGGTAAGTTGTATAGTATTAGACCTACTGATGGTAGTGGAGATTTTACTTTTAGTAGGGGTTCAAATCTTGCTGCTACGAGGGTAGATGTTAATGGCTTAATTGAGAAGGGTAGAGAGAATCTCTTTCTAAATTCAAGTGATTTATCTGCTTCTACTTGGCGCGATAATGCAGGTGTTTCTACTGCAAATGCGACAACCGCACCTGATGGCTCTAATAATGCAATTAAGTTTATACCTAATTCAGCAACAACATTTCACTATGTACATCACGACACTCCAATATCAGTAATAAATGGTGGTGTGATGTGCTTTTCAATTTATGTGAAAAGAGCAGGTTACGATTATGTGTTATTAAACACATCTCAAGGTTCATCTAATGGAAATGCAGGACCTGTCATTGACCTTGTAAATGGTGAGGTAGTCAATAATTATGTATATACATATGATGTAACTATTGAAAATGCAGGTAATGATTGGTGGAGAGTATCATATTACTATAAAACCAATGTTTCTGCTACAAATGTTGATTTCAATGTATTGCCTTCTTCATCAATAACCGCTTATTCAGGAGATGGAACTTCAGGAGTTTTTATGTGGGGTGCTCAATTAGAATACGGCTTGGTAGCAACTGACTACATTGAAACAGGAGCATCTACTGCACAAGCAGGTATCTTGGAGGATATGCCTCGCCTTGACTATTCGGGTGGTGCTTCGTGTCCTTCTCTTTTACTTGAGCCTCAAAGAACGAATAGTGTTTTACATAGTGAGTATTATGCAGGTTATCCTCAAACAAGGATTACATTAACTCACAATGCAGCCACATCTCCAGAGGGAGTAAACAACGCTACCAAGATGGTAGAAACTACTGATACAGGTTTGCATTTTCTTTCTTTAAATGGAAGTGTTACATCTTCATCAAATGTGGCTTTTTCAATTTTTGCAAAGCAGGGAGAAAATCAATTTTTGCAGGTATTGTTTGGAACAGGTCAAACCTCACCTGAAGCCTATGCAAATGTTGACCTTTCTAATGGTACATACAACGACTATAATATGGTTAGTTTTGATACTGAAGATTATGGTAATGGATGGTATCGCATTTTTGGAGTAGTGAATCCATCGGTTACATCTTTAGGTTTTTACATTGCTTCTGTTCAATCTAAAACTGCGGCAAGAGCCGAAACATATACAGGAGATGGAGTAAGCGGATTTTACTTGTATGGAGGTCAAATAGAATCTTCTGCCTCTTACCCTACCTCATATATACCAACATATGGTTCAAGTGTAACGAGGTCTTTTGATAATGCAGGTACAAGAACCGAT